CGCCGGCTATCTTTTTCGGTTCCATTACGTCAACGCAATTACTTGCGGCCGGTGGAGCGAACCTACCTCTCATAAGCCCAGCGGTGGGCAGCAACCAAATATGGAATAACGGGGGCCTGCTATGCGTCGCTTAGTTCTTGCTGCGCTCGCAGCCTTCATCAGTGGCAACGCCTATGCTGTTTGCCCGAGCACGATTACAGATTGTCCGTTCCCGATCTTCAATGGCATGACCAGTGCCAATGATATCAATATGCTGGACAATAAGAAGCTTAATATGTCCACGGACGGGACCAAGAGCATTGGCTATCAGACGTCTGCTAATGCCGTTGTCCTGACAAACTCTATCCTCCTGAGCAATTTTGGCTTCACGACGCCGCAAGATCAGCCATGGATTTTCAACAATCCGACGAATACGGCGATTGTGAGCTATGATAGCGGCATAAGCCGTTTGCGAGTGAAAAATGTTCCGGTCCAGATCGATGGCTCTCTGTATCTGCCTGGGGGCAATGCTGTTGTCGCTGGCAGCTTGTCTGTCGGCAACGGCGCAACTGTTATCGGTAGCTATTCTGGGACATCTGATCCTGCACTTACCTTCGCCAATGCTACTTTTTCCGGTGGCGCTGCTGCTGTTATCCTCGGTGATAATTCTAGCCTTCAGCTTTCTACGTCATCCAGCGGCTTCGCGCTCACAGCAAACTCGACCAGCAACAAAACAATCCTGAGTTTTGGTGGCAGTCCTATTTTCACTGTGGATCAGGGCGGAAACGCGGTATTTTCCGGCACTTTGACGCAGGCTGGAGCGTTTACTGGCCTTGCCACATTCAATGCTGGCGTCTTGATAACGAACGGCGCATTGGTCATTTCATCGACCACAGGAACCATATTTCAGTCTTCCGGGCCAACTGCAACAGGTGGCATTGACCTGACGGCCACTACTTTCTCTGGTAATTCCTTCAGCGATGGACGGGTGACTTTCAGTGGCGCTGGAGAGGTTTTGTTGAATTCAGCCACCACGCTTGCCACGACAACAACGACGGGCCTAGTCCACTTGCCTCATGTTGGAGGCACGCCAACGGGCGTTCCGGTCAATACGACCCCAGGATGTCTCTGGAATACCGTTTCGCACACATTAAATTGCTACGACGGTTCTGCTTGGTTCCACAGCACATTTTCGAGCAGCGCCGGCTAATTACACAGGAGACTTTATGAGCGGTTCATTAGATAAGCTGACGCCTCAAGAGGAAGCGCAGCTTAAGCAAATGGAGCAAGACGACATCGCTTCGGCGGCGCAGGAATCAGCGCAGCCTGAGCGTCAACTTGTCGAGCATGACGCGGAGCCGCAGACGGCGGCCGACCCTAAGCAGGTCGAGCAAGAGGCTCGCGAGCAGCCTGAGGAAGCGCCAGAGCCACGCCTTGTCGATAAGAAGGCGCTAGATGCCGAGCGCGAGCGTCGGCGCCGGATCGAGAAGGAATTCCAGGAAGAGAAGGTTCGCAATGCGGCCGAGTTTGCCAAGGCTCAAACTCGCCTCGACATGCTTTCTCAGGCGTCGCAGGAGTATGTGCAGCGTCAGCAGGCGCCGGCACCTCAGGCAGCTGAGCAGGCGCCTGACTTCAATGTTGATCCGGCCGGCTGGATACGCTGGGACAGTCAGCGCAAGGATGCGGAGCTAGCGGCCTTAAGGGCACAGGTAAACCAGTCCTGGCAGCAGCAGCAGAACCAGACGCAGGCTCAACAGCGCGCCCAGCAAGAGCAGGCGGCCCGCGATGAGCTCGCCAAGTGGGGCAACGATCAGGAGATTGAGTTCGCTCGGGAGCAACCTGACTACCTACAGGCGGTTGAACACCTCAAGGGCGTCCGTATCGCCAGCATCAATGCCATGGGGGTTACGCATCCCGAGCAAGTCCGCATGGAGCTTGAGCGCGACGCATTGAACACGGCCCACTTCGCCCGTCAGAATGGCCGGCACTTCGCGGAGACGCTTTACGCGCTGGCCAAGGCGACCGGCTACCGCCCTGGGCAGCAGTCGGCGCCACAGGCCCAGCAATCGCCTCAGGAGCAGTCTGCCGCTGCACCGATCGTTGCTCGCCAAGCGCCTCAGACTGCCGCAGAGCGGCTTGTGAGGGGCCAGGAGATGGCGAATACGCTGGGACAGACCGGCAGCGCGCCACGGGGCACGATCACCGTCGAGGCTATCGCGCGCATGAACGATGCCGAGTTCGATGCATACTATAATAATATACGCAAGAATGGCGTCGATATGCGTCAGGTGTTCGGCGCATGAGCAGGACGCGCGGGGCCTCTAAATTCCACCAAGACGACGGGGTGATGCTTGGAAAAGGTGGTGTTCCTATATCGGCCCCAAGCCATGGAGCGCCGAGCGTGGATGTTAACGCGCGCGTTCCGCTCGACCGGCACGGTAACGCCATTTCACCATCGGCGTATGTTATGGGGCGCTCGCCGGCCCTTTCAGGACATACCGTCCTTCATGGCCCTGGCGCGGAACCTGTCCCTGTCGCTCCGCCAACAGCGGCTTACAGATGCGACAAATCGACTGTTTATCGCAACATAGAGGCTTGGGACTTATTCCAACTCCTAATCTTGCGCGATCCGAATTTCAGCATCGATCTGACGATTGAGCAATACAATCATCTGATTGGCGACGTTCGGCGGCACTTCAAGCCAGTTCCGGCCTTACCGCCAGTCCCGGCGCCGCCGGAGCCAGCAGCGGTTTCGTTGCAAGATACGACAATTACCGATTGGGACGCATTGAAAGGCACAAAAGATGATTAAACTGTCACTCGCTGCCTTCGCTGCATTCTTGTTCGCTAGTCAGGTTCCGGCACAAGAGATTGTTCAAGAGCAGGACAATCATCTGTTGCCAGTGAAATGCGACAATCCCGAGCATGTTGCGGAGTTCAATAAAGGACTTCTCCGCGTTCTGCATGATGTGCGAGCAATGTCCGCCGCCAAGGTCCGCGATGTTGAGATTTACGAATATGCCCAGGCACGCATCAAGCAGGGCCTTACGATCCTTCATTGCGAAGTGATCCAGGAGGAGGGCGTCCGTTTCCAGTAATGAAGTCCTTGCTTAAAAAGACACACTAGGGCATATTTGCCACGCGACTCGGGCGGCCTCTGGCCCGTTATCCAGAGGCTTCAAGCGCTAGGCTTGTAAAACTCTAGCAGCGCCACGCAGCTATACAGCGCGTCCGCCACGTCCTGCGTCATTGGGCGATGTGATTGATTTCACGTCCAATTCCCGCAGGAGCACATCAAAGTGGCAGTAACGACCTACGGCACGGGTAACGCCCTCGCCGTCAAGCTCTGGAGCAAGCGACTCTCCGTTGAGGCGCTGAAGGCTTGCTGGATTTGGCGCTTTGTCGGTGACGGCACCGACGCGATGATCCAAATCAAGGATGAGACACAGAAGTCTGCTGGCGATCAGATCACTTATGGTCTGCGCATGCAGCTTAACGGCAACGGCGTCCTTGGCGACGGCGTGCTTGAGGGCAACGAAGAAGCGCTCGTTACCTACAGTGACGCGATTATCATCAACCAGCTTCGTCATGCCGTCCGTTCCGCCGGCCGCATGTCGCAGCAGCGCGTCCCGTTCACGGTTCGCGACGAGGCCCTGAGCGGTCTTCGTGATTGGTGGTCTGATCGCATCGATTGGGCAGGTTTCAACCAGCTTTGCGGCAACATCGGCCCGTCTGGTTCCTTTGCCAGCCCCGCCCTGACCGTTACCGACCCGCGCTGGACCGGCCTTCAGGCTTGTATCGCTCCTGACGCCAACCACTACACCAACGCACAGGGCGGCACGGCCGACGAAAGCCTTGGCTCAACCAACGTCTTCACCCTGACGATGATCGACAAGGCGGTTGAGAAGGCGAAGACCCTGACACCGGCCATCCGCCCGATCACGGTTGGCGGCAAGAAGTTCTACGTCGCGTGGCTGCACCCCTATCAGGTTACTGACCTCCGCACCTCTACGGCGTCTGGCCAGTGGCTCGACATCCAAAAGGCGGCCATGACCGGCGGCTTGGTCGAAGAAAACCCGATCTTCGACGGCAGCCTTGGCGTCTATAACGGCGTCATTCTCCACGAAGATGCGCGCGTCACGCAGGGCTACAACTCCAGCACCTTGGCTGCCATTACCACTGTCCGCCGGGCGGTATTCTGCGGCGCTCAGGCTGCAATGATGGCGTTCGGCCGTGACAATAGCCCGAATAAGTTCACGTGGGTGGAAGAGCTCTTCGACTACGAGAACCAGCTTGGCGTCAGTGCCGGTCTGATCTTCGGTCTGAAGAAGACGATCTTCAACAGCGCGGACTTCGCGACTGTTGTTATGTCTTCCTACGCCACTAGCCACTAAGGAGACATTCCAATGGCCAACTGGCAAATGATTAACGTCCAGACAGGGACGCCCGAGAAGCCGAAATACAATGCGACCGGCACCACGGTTGAATTGTGGTCGGTTGCTGTCACTACCGCGCTTGTTGCTAATGATATCTTGCTTGGCCCAACCATCCCGGCTGGCAATTATCTCACGGCAGTGACGGTGGCGCCAGACGATCTTGATAGCGCGACTTCGATCACTTATAAGGTCGGCTATACCGGCACGACGGCCGCCTTTATTGCATCCGGCGCGACTGGCATGCAGACTGGCACCGTCAACACGATGAACGTTCCGGCCGGTTTTGGCTTCACCGCCACGACCGATACCCAGGTCATCATTACCATCGTAGCGACGGCCGGCACGCCTGTTGCAGGTACCGTTCGCCTGCTCGTTGCTTACGTAGCTAGCCCGTAAAGGAGACAATTATGGTAGGTTTTCGCAAGGGGGCGCTTGGTTCTCCGTTCTCGACCGAGTATCAGGCCGACGAAGGCATGGACACTGGCAGCGCCGAGCGCGGCGATAGCGGGCCTCGCGTTGGCCCCGGCTATCTTGGGCGCAAAGTGACTATGGAAGTTTCCAAGAGCACCAAGTCTGCCAACAACAAGCGTGGCGGCGGAGACGACTAACTCTCTGCCTGCTGTTACTGGTTAGAGGGGTTGCGCTGTGCCGACTACGTTTACGATCTATCAGCGCGACCCTACTACCGGACAAGTTCTATTTGATGTCAACGGCTATCCGCTTGTAGTTCCTAACCCACAAGCAAACACTTACGGACAAATGCAGAACCGAGTGCAATATGAAGTGCTCGGATCACCCACGCAAACTGACGTGCAGAATGCGATACAAGACGCAATCGCACAGTTTGAGCGCGAGACATTCTTCTTCAATGAAATGCGGACGTTTGGCGGCGTAAACGGCTCATTGTCAGACCTACAGACCGTTCAAGGCAAAGAGTTCTACAGCTATCAGGACTTGCCGACGCTCATAAACATGCCGCTAATCCGCAGCATTGAGGTTTTGGCGTTCGCTAATCGTTATCCGCTCATAAGCCGTTCGATTGGCTGGATTAATGATG